CTGTGCAACTTTAGCTTTTGCAAGTTCCTTTTCAATTTCTTCTCTTTCTGCCCAATATGTTTCCATATCTTTCTTTAAATCATCAAGTGCTTTCTGCAACTGTTCAACAGATGCATTTAATTCAGAGATAGTATTATCTTTTTCAACTATAGTTGAGTTAAGTTCATTAATCTGATTTGACAGTTCATCATTCTTACTATTAGTTTCATTAATAGTTGTAACAATGAGAGCCTTTAACTCTTTCTCATCCATTTTTACTTGTTCCTCCTTACTTTTATTTTGGTTTAATTCTACCAATGTTGACTTATTATCGGCAGGTTTCAGACTTAATATAGACCAGCCTGAGTGGACGTAGTAAACAGGTACTCGCCCTTCAGGTTTCCAGCCATCCAAGTAAACGATTTTATTATCATTTTCAGGAGTACCCATAATTTCGATACTTCCAAATATCGTTTCGCCATTATTTAATTTCTCTTCCAAATTATCTACAAATGGTTTGTATCTCATATAATCAAAATAACCTTCGCCAACACAAACACGACAGTTTTCACCACCGATTTCCATATCTGTAATGTAGCCTTTTTCAAAATGACCAACCATTGTAGCATTGTTATAAACAGGAATACCATCTTCAATACCTGTTTCACCATGTCCAAGAATTTCAACTCTATCTTCATCTATAAACTCAACAGTAACGCTCATTCCTTTTATGCTATCAATGTTGTTTTGAGAATATTCTTCAATCCATGTAATACCATTTGCATTATACTCAGTGCCAGTCTTATTAACTATGCAACTATCTGGATGAATTTTATATAGTACTGCCTTAAATTTTCGTTTACCATTTTTGGTTGACTTTTTTGATATTTCAAAAATCTTCACCTTATCACCTGCCTTTCATGTTTTTATATAATAAAAAAGAAGTTTTATTTGAAAACTTCCTCAGTATTACTGTTATTTAGTTGATGGTTTTGGTTGATTATTAGAATTATTAGTTTTTGTCTGTACTGTACTATCATTAGTAGGATTTTCTACTTGTGGTCTGCCACCTTGATTATCTTTACTCGACATAGTGAAACTAGTAGCATGTGGCTTGTAACGTTCGTCAAATCCTTCTTCTAATTCCATATCCATTAATGTTATGTAAGCATCTGCGTTAAATCCTGTACTAGCAATCCAAGCAGTAAGCGAACCTTTACCTTGTAAATATAAATCTTTCATCTGTGTTGTAAAATCTTTACGAGTTATAATACTGCAAGGTAAATAATATAAATCTACAGGGTTTTTACTGTCCTTAATAACATTTTGATTAATTACTTTTGTTAATTCCAATGTAATAGGTTCAATCCACATAAATACTTCTGATAATAATAACTGAAGATTATTTGCTTGTGCAGAATATGATCCACTACCAGAACCCGTAAGAAGAGAACTCATGAATCCTAAGTCAGTACCAATATTATCTAGTAATTTACTTTCATTCTTTTCATCAAAAATGCTCGTATCGACCTTTATATCGTCTATTTTTGTTCCAGCAGCAACAGAGAAAAATGAAATTGAATTGCGCTTATTTTTATTCAATATTGCATTCTTTACAGCAGTATGTTGTTCTTCTTGTTGTTTTTTAGTCAAAGCACTTATGCCTTTATCCTTACCCTCTGGAAATGTCTGATATATAATTTTATTATTTAATTCACTAAGCATCGACTGTTTTGTGTCATTAAAATAGGATGCATACATAATATTCTTAATAGCAGCCAAACAAAGAGGTCTACCCCAAGCTTCTTCCATCTTACTTCTGACTTTAGATGCTACTGTTTTTGAGTTGTCTAGCGTTACCCAATTTTTCTTTTCTTTTGAATTGTTATACTTTTCCCAAGCGTCTTTTATTTCTTTTGGATATAACCTAAGTTTTCGCTTTAAATCACCAGAATTTAAGTTTGAAAAATACTCCAAATTAAATGCCAGCACATAAGACGAATTTTTTCTTCCAACTATTTTTGTATAATCTGCTGGAAGTGGTATTACAGAAGCATTAATTCCAAGTTCATTAATTTCCATAATATTTTCTACTTCATAGTCCGTCATAAATTTATCTTGATTGTCTTTTCGCTTAGTAAAGTCTACATAATAAAAAGCCACACCATCAACCATTGATTTAAGTAAAGCATCTCTAATAACTTCTTTGTGATGAATAGTCCTCAAAGTAGAATCCATTAATGCTTTATTGCTATTTTTTTTGTTTTTACTTTTACCCCTTGGGATAATTACATAGTCTAATGTTGGCATAGCAGTACAATAGTCAACACATTGAGTATATAATCCGCTTGCAGAATATAATTCATTTGATAATACTCGTAATGCCTTATTATTTGCCATTGGATTTTTTATCATATCCGATATTTCTTCCGTAGAATATAAATCAAATATATCTAGTCCAAATATTGAATTAAATTCTGATGTAATACTATAACTATTAAATTCATAATTTGTATCATTATTCACAGGAGGGCTTGTACCTACTTCCTGTTCAACGGGTAAGTTATTATCCAAGTTTACCCTCCTTTCTTAGAATTTCTGTGTTTCTCAAATGTAAAAAGCCAATCATAGATTGACTTTAATGGAATATAATTTTGAACTATATCGCTACATTTAATTATTGAATCTAAATAAGATTTTTCAAACTGTTTGCAATTAACAAGTTCAGTTAAGTCATCTATAATTAAATCATAAAATTCATAACAATATTTGTTATACTGACTCATTAATTCATCATCTACTCTATTACACATGTTGACGTAATACCAATAAATCATTACTAATGAATTAATATTTTGTTGTTTTGAAAACTCGGTATCAAAAATTCCACGCTTTTTCTTTTCGTTACACATCCATATATAACTCTTAACAAACTCAATCATTCCAGATTTTTTAAATTCACCATCTTCACTTCTTGTAATGCTTTGTTGGTTATTATGCCACATATAAACTACATCGTCTGTGTATTTAATCTTATCTACATCATTAATACAAGCCCACACAAGTAGATTAAAACCAACATCTTCATTTGCTCTCATATCAGGATATTTTATATTCCATTTTTCTAAAAATGAACGTCTATATATCTTTGCAAATACCCATGTCAGGTTATATTGATGTTTCTTAAAATTAATACCACCATCTAATTGCTCTAAAAAAGCACCCATAGTTAATAAGGTGCTGTCACATTCTTTAAATGGTTGTAATAAATTTTCCACGCTAAAAGCAGAAGAGTAGGAGTCATCAGAATCACAAAATAGTATGTATTCATTTTTACCAAGGTTTAAACCTACATTTCTTGCATTGCCAACTCCACCATTTTCTTCTAACTTTATATATTCTATATCTATAAGATTTTTAAATGAATTTATTACATTTGATGAATCTACTTTAGTTGAACAGTCATCTACTACAATTACGTGAATATCTTTTATCACCGTTTGCATAGCAATAGAAGATAGGCAACGTGTAAGCATTTCATCTGGTGTATTATAAATTGGAACTATAATGTCACATTTATAAGTACGTTGTATCATGTGTTCACATTTCAACTAATTTCACTCCTTTACAATTAATTTGGTTGTTATTTTATATATTGATTAATTAATTAATAAATGTACAAAAGTCATAATCTGATTTATTTAAATCTTTACAAAACTCATTAATATACCACAGAACATATAGACATGCAGATACCCTGTCTTTATCAAGCTTCTTAACTACTTTTTCAATCGTTATACCACCGTTTTGTAAATATTTAAGTTTTAAGTTGGCAACTTCTTCTACAAAGTTATCAGTTTGCAAATATGGTTCTACTTTGTTTTCAATATCATCCATCTCTTTATCAGAAAATTCAGACAGTTGACGCTTACAAAGTATTCTTAATTTTCCACTATCAACCATATCTATAAAATTGGTAACAACTTTATTTTGTACAGATTGAGCTTTTAAATCATATAAAACCTTTTCTGCATCTTGAATTTCTGGTGTATTATCTGTATTTATTGTATCCCAACATCCTAAAGACTCTCTAGTGATTGGATCAAAAGATTCCTTTAAGCATTCATCAATAAAACCTGCCCCCAGCCCATTTCCATCTGCAACGACTGCTCTTGCATTATATCTCTTTTTTATTTGTTTTACTTTAGATGCTTGTGCTGTAAAGTTTAATATGTTTGGTATGTTAATTATATTAACAATATCAACGTTTATAATTTTATTAGTATCTTTGCTACGATTTACTTTTACTACAACTACAGATGACTGATTATTATTAGTATTTTGTGAACGTGCAACATCGACACCTAAATAAAATTCTTCATCTTCGTTATTTGCTTTGATTTGAGGATTAGATAAAGACCTGCAATTCAATAGTTTATTAATATTAACCAATGCTCCATCTGTACTTCCAACCCATCTAGATTCATAGTTTTGAGCAAATGCAATTGGTGACATTTCTCCTTTTTTCTGAAGTATCTGGCTTTTATTACTACCCCTACCGAACCAACTCGCCAAAAACCAGCTAGAACCAAGCACTATTTCACCTTTTAGATTTATCATATTGTCAAGCATATTAATACTTCTCTGAAATTCATCACTACCTCTAAATCCAGAAGTAGTAAAGAAGTTAATTTGCTGATTTAGTTCTTGTGGATCGGCAATGCCTAATTTACCAATTGTATATCTAGGAACTTCAACTATAGGTTTTAAAGCATCCTGAAACATCGCATCATTTAAAAGTGCAGATTCTTCTATGTTGATTCTTTTCCTTCTCTGCCCCTTACTT